TAGGAATCAAATCTAGATTTGATTCCTATTTTTGATTGTGACAATCATTTTTTGGCTTCGGAAGAAAGGAATCAGAAACCGTGGGTAACGTTCGAAAAGCGAAGTTGTCGGAAATCCGTCCCAACCCCGTCGCTCTCCGCTCCGTGAATCCTGAGTCGGAATCCTATCTCGGACTCGTAGAATCCATGAAGGAAAAGGGATTCTTCGGTGCCATCACCGTGCGCGAGCGCGTTGATGACGAGACGGGCAAGAAGTTCCTTGAGCTGGTCGATGGTCTGCATCGTTACTCTGCCGCAAAGGATGCCGGGATTGAGGAGATCAACGTCGATGTCACCGATTTCGATGATGATCAGGTTCTTGAAGCTCAGATTCTCGGAAACATCCACCGCGTCGAGACGCGCCCTGTCGAGTATACGAAGCAGATGCTTCGTATCCTTGCTCGCAATCCTCTTATGACCGAGGCCGAGCTTTCCAAGAAGCTCGCGCGGTCACTCACCTGGGTCCAGCAGCGACTCAGCCTCACCAAGATTGCCGACGAGAAGATTCAGAGTCTTATCGACGAGGGCAAGATTCCGCTGATCAATGCGTATCAGCTTGCCAAGCTGCCCGTCGAGGAGCAGGCGGACTTCCTTGACCGTGCCATGACTGAATCTCCTGAGACTTTCGTGCCTGCCGTTAAGAAGCGCGCGAAGGAACTCAAGGAGGCTGCGCGTCAGGGTAAGGATGCCGCGGAGGCTGTCTTCGCACCCGTCGCACATATGCAGAAGATGAAGGACGTTAAGGCCGCTCTTGATGATGGGAAGCTGATTGCGGCGCTCATCAAGAAGAACAAGGTCACTGATCCCGTGAAGGCTGCGACTCTTGCGGTTCAGTGGGTGCTTCATCTCGATCCGGATTCCGTCGCTGCTCAGAAGGCTGATTTCGAGGCCAAGAAGGCTGCGAAGGAAGAGAAGAAGAAGGAAGCCGCTGCGAAGCGCGCTGCCAAGAAGGCCGAGGAGCAGAAGAAGAAGGCCGACGAGGCTGCGAAGGCTGCCGCAGATGCCGCTGAGGCTGCGAAGAAGTAGGGGTGGGAGCTAGGAGTGGTCCTTATTAAGGGCCACTCCAGCTTCTAAGAAAACATTGAATTGAGAAACAGGAGACAAAGATGAGCGACGTACAGGAGCCTATTCATGATGGTGAACTCGTCAAGTTTGAGGGCGAGAATGCTGTAACGAAGTATAGCGACGAGGATTTCGCACTTGCCACCAAGGCGGGTGATTATCTTCCTCGCGTGCAGCTAATGACATCCAACTCTGACAAGTGCAAGAAGGGTGATTTCCCGATCAATCACTACGCGCTTGTGCGGGGTAAGGATTTTCAGGACTTGGGAGATAGTGTTGATGCTCTCGTGATCGCATGGCGACCCAAGGCCATCGAAATGGCTGATGCAATCATCGTGGATCATGATCCCAATTCCGAGGAGTTCAAGAGGATTCAGGCCAAGGCTGGAGACGCAAATTCCGGTTGTATGTATGGTCCTGAGTTTCTTCTTTATCTGCCCGACCAGAAGGAGTTTGCGACCTTCTTCATGGGTAGCAAGTCCTCACGTAATGAGGCCGGGAATATGCGTACCCGTATGCACAAGGCTGCGACACTGAAATCGCAGGAGCTGTCGAATAAGCATTATAGCTGGTTCAGTCCGAGTATTGTTTCATGCAGCACGCCATTTGATCTTCCCGATCAGGCCGAGCTTGTCGAACAGAAGCAGAAGTTCGAGAATCCGCCCGAGCCTGAGCTGGAAAAGGATTCAGGTGGTGACGGCGAACGGGACCGGTAAACTGGTGCATGGGGTGGGGCTGCGTTAGCAGCCCCACCCATATTATGGAGTAGCCATGGATTTAACAACTATCATGCCGCTCACACTCACAGAAATCAATTGGCCTACCTTCATAAAGATGGTACAAGATTTCTTAGGCTTTAGTCCTACCCGTGGTCTGGATGAAGCAAAGATTGACCTCAAGCATCCTACAGCTTTCCTCGGCGCACTTGATTGTGAAAATAAACCGCTCGTGGCTCTACGGCGTGCGGCAATAAAAAATACATTACGGCATTACTTTGCATCATTTATTATGATTATAGATGATGCAGACTTATTGATTAGTCTAGGATTACAGGATACCTTGGCGCTATATACAAGGCGCGAGGGTTCTAGATTTCTTACAATCCTGAGTGGTACTATGTGGGATTGGTATCATGCTATGATTATCCATACACAGCGTGAGGCCAATCATGTAGCAAGACAGATTTTTAACACAATATATGGATTCTTTAAGCGTGTGGGTTTGCATGTAATTTGGAGCCATTACAGTTTGAATCATATACAGGATAACACATTCATCATGGAGCCAAAATGAGAATACAAACAAAACTCAAGGCGGGGAAGTATCTGGTCAAAGCTAGCTTGAACTATGAGAATGGGCGTATCTGGATCAAGTTCCCTTTCAATAGGATTTTGTTAGCAGAAGTCAAGGCCATGAAAGGCGCAAGGTGGCACGGTTTCGATGAGCCTCCACGCAAAGTTTGGTCTGTTATAGATTGTCCTAGGAATCAGTTCCAATTAGATTATCTTCAAAAGAAGAATCCATATGCCCGATATGATGCCCCTCTAAGTATGGAGGTAGAATCCAAACGACCCTTGTATGAGCATCAATTACTAATGACAGCACATGCACTCACACGGCATTACTGTATCTTTGCGTGTGAAATGGGTACGGGCAAGACGCTTGCCGCGATTGAGGTTATGGAGAAAGCGGGACTCCAGAATCATGAAGCATGGTACGTTGGTCCAAAGAGCGGTATTCGTGCTGTGAACTTGGAGTTAGATAAGTGGCAATCGCGTGTGCAGCCCCGTATGTTTACATACCGTGGGCTAGTTACACACATGCGCTCATATAGTGGGACGGCTCCGAGGTTGGTGATCTTTGATGAATCATCCAAAATCAAAACACCAACCTCGCAGCGATCACAAGCCGCGATGTATCTCGCGGATGCTATAAGGGAAGAGCACGGTGAAGATGGGTATGTAATCCTGATGTCAGGTACACCTGCCCCCAAGACACCTGTTGACTGGTGGCATCAATGCGAGGTTGCATGTCCTGGCTTCCTGAAAGAGGGACAAGTCAACAAGTTCAAGAAATCTTTATGCATTATTGAGGAGCGACAATCCATAACGGGCGGCGTCTACCCGCATATTGTTGCATGGCTTGATGACGAGAATCGTTGTGCAATATGTGGTCAGTATGAAACTCATGAGAGGCATTGGGTAGATGGTGACCATGGATTTGTAAAATCCAAAAATGAGGTCGAAAGACTGTATCGACGCCTCAAGGGATTAGCCCTCGTACTTTTCAAGAAAGATTGCCTCGATCTACCTGAGAAACAATACAAGATCATTCGTGTCAAGGCCACACCTTCCATTATACGGACGGCGAAGCTGATCGCCAAAACTTCTAGAAGAGCCATTGAGGCATTGACTCTATGCCGTGAACTCTCAGATGGATTCCAATATACTGAGGAAGCTATCGGTACAGAGGAATGTCCTGTATGTCATGGTGTCGGAGAAGCCATGGTTAAGATTCCGAAAAATGATGTCGATGCTATGCAGCCACTAGACGTGAACTCTGACGACTTCATAGAGAAGAAAATGATTTGTGATACATGCGGTGGGGCGGGTACTGTTAAGAAATTTGCTCGCTCCACAGATGATGTCACATCACCCAAGGACGATGTCCTTCTTGAGATCATGGATGATCATAGTGAAGTAGGACGCCTCATAGTGTGGGGTGGATTCACAGCTACAATTGATCGTCTTGTCGATATTGCAACGAAGCATGGTTGGTCGGTATTGAGAATAGATGGGAGGGGATATTACGGTGTGGACGCAGATGGTCATACGTTAGATGCAAACGAATTGCTTATCGCCATGGATGCAAGTCACCCTCGTCGCAAAGAGCTGGAAGAAACGTACCCCAAGCTGTGTGTTGTTGGTAATGCCAAGGCAGGTGGCTACGCATTGACGTTGACGGCCAGCCCTACGGAGGTCTTCTATAGCAACAGCTTTGATGGGGAAGCAAGGATGCAGGCAGAGGATCGTTTCCACAGAGCCGGCATGGACACAAATCGTGGTGCCACAATCATCGATCTAATACTCTTGCCAACAGATCAGTTAGTGCTTGACAATCTCAAGAAGAAAAAGCGTTTACAGGATTTGTCTATGGGTGAGTTGAATGCCGCACTATCAGATGATAAGGAGCTTATTAATGTCTGACGACAAATTCGTACAGATGCCCATGTCTGACATCTATGTTGATGAAGATTTCAATTGTCGAAAACGGATTACCCCAATCGACGTGGTGGATCTTGCGAAGGATATCAAGAAGAATGGGCTGCTCCAGCCGGTGATTGTCTCAATACAATCTGATGAACAGCAGGCCGAGAATGGTAAATCCTACCGGCTTATTGCAGGCTTCCGACGATACAAGGCGCATCTTGTCAATAAAGAGGACACGATACTTGCGTCCATACATCCCGGTGGTGTACTCACTGAGAAGGAAGCAAGATTCCTTAATCTGTCAGAGAACCTGCACCGTCAAGACCTGAATATTCTGCAAGAGGCATGGGCCATGCTTTCCTTGTATCAGGTTGGTGTGACGCAGGAAGAAGCAATGGCACGTTTGGGTAAGTCGCGGGGTTGGATACAGATTAGGTTCATGCTCCTTGAACTCCCGGCAGAGGTCCAGAAAGAAGTTGCAGCAGGTTATATCACGCAGCCACAGATTCGGCAACTACACAAACTACATAAGAAGGGCACAAGAGAAGAACTCCATGAAGCCGTTAAAAGACTCAAGGATGCAAGAGACCGTGGTGAGAAATCTCAGATTTCGGAACCAAAATCTGAGAGGTCAAAGGTTAAGCGACATCGTGGTAAGCAAGAGATTTTCAATATGCAGGATCATATTCGAGAATCAATTGGCAATAACTTTGGAACTCGCTGTCTTGGATGGGCC